GATACCGCCAAGCGAACGGACTGGACCGTCAAAGGTAGAAATAGCCATGATAACTCCGCGTTGTAGCGCATCCCCATACCGTCTCTACAAAGTCTGCTAGGTCAGTCGATATGGGTAAGAACCCTAGTGATGTGTTTGTATCAGTTATTGGGGTGTGAGTCAATGAGCTTATTGGACTTCAAGAGGTTTTCTTCCTGCGTAATGACGCGGAGATTCCATGGGACGTGGAGGCCGCATACGGTTGGATTAATAAGGGGGATGATGTGGTCAACAACATACCGCTCTCCAGTTATTTTTGTTAATCGCATGGCGTGTAAATAAAGCCCTTTGATTGAATCTTTTTGTTCTTGCGTAATCCATGGGGGTGTCGCATTTTTGTGGCGCCGCTTCCTGACGCTATTCAATGCTTTATACAGATCGGGGTTCTGTTTCTTGTACTTCTCTCTGTGCCTTGTTCTTTCTTCTACCGGTCTTGCGTTTGCCCTAGCTATAACTTGCTCTTTGTTTGCTTCGTAATATCTGCGCTTTGCTTGCTTGCCAGCGTCTGATTCGTTATACGCCCGGAAGTACTCGGCCCTTGTTACATTGGCTTTTTCCCATTCAACCCTGAGGCAGTCAACACAAGAGCCTTTTGTTTTGCGTGGTGCTATGTGGCCATACTTGCAAGGCTCTCCTGTGAAATAGTACTTGGCCCCAATAGCTTTTGCTTCTGGGCGTGATTTAGGTAAATTTGCGATGTCCATAATATCTCCTGTTATACGACACAGAGAATTATAGAGTAAATAAAAGGGGGCGTCAACCCCCTCTTATTGGAACGTAATTACTTACGCGCCTTGGCTTCCAAAGATGCCTAATGGATCAGAAACGCCGAAACTATAACGCTCCCTTGCCTTGTAACGTACGTTACCGGTATCGAAGTCCCCGTCCATTCCAGTCTGCATGGGTGTCCGCACAAAGTGCTTCAATCCATTGGGCACGTCGGTGGTAAGGAACCAGCCGTTGGTGTCAGTCAAGAAGTGGTTGATGGTGTATCCCTCGGGGATCGAACCATTGTTCTTGATGGCGTTGATATCGTTGTTGTTGGTGCCGACGCGGAGTTCGGTTTCCAACAGACGAGTTGCCACGAACTGGAGGTTCGGAGGAACGATGAGCTTGCGTGGGCGAGCTGCAATCAACAGACCACGTTCGTCCGTCCACCCTGCGATTTGAATGACAGCGTTTTCCAACGAAGTTTCATTCAAGTCTGCCTGGGTAGCTGGCGTGTTGCTGTTTGTGCCGCCGGATACAAGAGGATGTGATGTGGAGAACAGGGACTGGCCGTCACCGTATGTAACGGTAGATGCCCATCCATTGTTCAACACGGCTGCTGCTTTCACCTGCTTCGTGTAAGCCATGGCGCGTGCAAGTGCCTTGGTATAACGTGAGCTGAGCGAATCATACAGGTTGTCTTCGATTGCCTCTTCGGTAATCGAAAAGCCCATAGCGATCGTCTCATGGGTGTAGCGAGCCGTCCAAGCTTCCTGTGCGTTGTCATAAGCAATCGCAGAGCCTTCGTTCTTGACCGGTGCGGCCGAGAATCCAGACAGCTTGGTTTCCTCTTCAAACGAACGCTCAGAGGTCTCGGTTTCGTAGATCTCTTTGTGTTCTTCGCCATAGCGAGCGTACTCAAGACCGAACAGTGCGTTCAGGCCGGGGAGCAGCTCTTTCAGTAGTTGTGCGCGTGAAATAGCCATTTATGTTCCCCTTACAGACCAACTGGGTTGTAGTACGCATGACCGCCAGTGACTGTGGAGGTAATGCCGCCGCTAGAAGCAACGTACGGAGCATTGAACTTCACAATAACTTCTGGGTAATAGATCGTGCCGCTATAGGTAAATGCCGTGTCAGGCACCACATCGATGACTCGCAACGGATAAGTCGCTGTTACTGCACCGGATGCAATATCCACTGCGTAACGTGAGTCTTTGGTCGTGGTATTCAGGGTGTTCGCAACCATCGTCACATTCAAACCGACGTCGGTGTATGTGAAACCAGATGTGGTCGAAACAACCGTCGTGCCACTTACGCCGCAGACTTGGAACAACTGATCTGGATCTTCACAGATGTAAGCAACGATATAGGTGTTGCTTGCAATTGCGGTTCCAGAAATCCATGCCTGAGAAAACGTGGGCTGGCCAGTTACAGCAGAAACAAACGTACAGCCCATGAACACACCGGCAAAGCCAGTGGTCGGGGCAGCAGTCGTTTCGGTACAAACAACAACGCAACCATTGTTGTCAAACTTCACAGGGTCACCAAAACCAATGCTACTAGCGCTGGAGTTTACGATCCGACGCTGGCGAGTGGCTCCGGCAAACACCTGACCGCCGATCAAATTGACCGGACGCAGACCATAAGGGCCTGAAATAGTCGGGTAAGCCATTTAAGTTACTCCAAATGAGGTTATCTCTTACCGAATCTGACCTCAGAACGTCTGTCATTAAACAGCGGCATCCTTGGATCATTTTCGCGCATGAAATTGCTATCCACACTCTGCATCCAATCGTTGGCCTGCTTCAGGTAAAACCCGTTGCGCTGATCAACCATCTCTACAGGGGCGCGGCACAGCATTAATCCACCAATCTCAATATTGCCGGTTTGAGTTCCGGATGCGAGCATGGCTCGTGCGACTTCTGGATAGTCTTCCCACTTGCATGGTTCAAAACCATCTTGATGCCGGGTTGCTACATTACGTGGGTCTGCCTGTCCAAGAATGGATGTGCGTACCCAACGATGTTTCCATCCGTCGCGTGGCAGAGGGTCAGGCAATGAGCTGGGCGGCTTCCACTGCTTCGGACGTTCCGTGTTATCACGGGTCTGTACTTCACGGGATTCGCGGCTCATATCTTTCCTTCCATACGTAGTTTTGCCATGGATTTGGCATATTCCTCTAGCGGCACACCAATGCGCTTGGCCATACTGGCTTCAGACGCTGTCAGCTTTATTTTTTTAGGTGGAGAGCTGCGCGATGCCGGGGCAACCACCGTAGCAGGCCTTCTTGGAACCTCTGGCTCGGCCTGTTTGCCAAAGTACTCCGGGAACTTCTCTTTCATGCGAGCGTCTATCCGCTCGTAATACTCATCTGATGCAGCAAACTGCTCACCATGTTCACGGGTAAGCTTCTTATGCAGACCCATCGCAAAGTAAGTCATTTCGTCATCAACACCTTGCTCACCGGGCTGGCCAAACCATGCGTTTTGCCGTTTCCATCGGTCTGCCTTAGCGTCGATGTATTGAGTAGGTTGATTATATGCTTGATTTTCAACAGGTTGCAACTGCTCCTGAGCGGCTGGTTTAAATGCCTTGACCTTCTCAGCCTTAATAACAGCCTTACTAAACTCCTCTTGGGCGGTCGCAATCTTTTCAGCATCGCCCGTATATAAGGCTTCCTTGTATTTACGCTTTGCTTCGTCAAGCTCCTTCTCCGTGGCGATCTGCATTGTTTTTATCAATGTCGTTTCGCCGCTACTGAGCTTGGCTTTTAGCTGTGCATTCTCATCAGCAATTTGTTTTGCGTAAGCTAATGCAGCCTCACGCTCCCGTATCGCCTCTTCCTTGGTCCGGCGCTCATCATGCCTTGCATGGGTTAATTGCTGAATGCGTTTCTTGACGTTATCTGAATACTGACGAATCTCATCATCAGGAATATCAGCAGGATCTGATTTCAGTGGCGTCGCATTACGATCCTCTGGCGGCGCATCATTTTCAATCTCAACTTCTACTTGGTCGCCTTCTACTTCGACCTCAATCTTTCCTTCATTTTCCATTTCTGACTCCCTTATGCGCGGCTATAGCCACGTGGATCTTCAACGACACCTTCTATCGTGTCGTCATTGATTAAGCGGAACTCTCTTCCGTGAATCTTGAATCGCGTGCCCGAGTAAGCACGTACCAACACAAAGTCACCTTCCTTGCACCATGGCCCCGTAGGGAACTTAGCTGCGTCCTTGTAACAATCTGGACCTTGCTTGATGACAAATAAAACAACCGTACTGAACTCTTCCAGCTTAGTCAGTGCGTCAGGCTTCAAAATGCCGTTGGAGAACTTGTCCTCTACTTCCGGTAAAGCGCATAACATCCTATAGCCCGTGGGCGTTGGAAGTTGCGTGGCCTGCTCTTCCTCGTTTACTGCCTCTGACATATCAGTCATCGTAATCCTTCACTCTGTTTGCAAGGTCTTCGTTTATGCGTCTTGCGATCAACAGACCTTGAATCTGACCGCAGACGAACTTGTAGTCCTCAAAGGACTTGATACTTCCTTGGGCAAGCTGTTCCTCCGCATAGCGGATCTGCTTGTTTATCTCCAGGCTAACCGCCTCGGGAAAATCCATTACCCACCTCGTTGGATATCAGCAGCCTTGTCAATCATCTTGACTTGGTTGTTTTGATTATTCATGCGCTCCTGAGAAGCGATTCTTTCCTGCTCTAACATCACCTTCTGCGCCTGTGCCTGCTGCTTTAACTGCAACTCAGCAGCATCCATGGCGGCCTCACGCTGCTCACGCTGCGCCTTAATCTGCAACTCAGCCTGCTGCATCTGCACAACCGGATCTTGCTGGGCCTGCATGTTCTGCATCATCTGAGCTTGCTGGCTATTCTGTGCCAACAGTTGCTGTGCAGCCTGCGCCGTAAGGCGTGACAACTGAACTTCAAAGTCTTCTGGGAGCGTTGTATTAGGTGCCGGTAACGGTACGCCTAATTGCTCCTCAATCTTCCTGCGATACAGGAATGCCAAGTGCTCATTAATATGAGCCTGCGCGGAGGCCATCATTTGACCTGCCATCGGATTTTGTTGCATCTGCTGTCTTAATAATGGGTCATTTAATGCAGCCATATGTACAGCAATATGCGCCTCGTGATCCTGATATATAAATGCTTTTACTGGTTTCATAACCAATATATCCATATTCTCAGAAACTGGATCACGTGGCTCTAATTGTTTTGTAACAGGTATTAATTTATCAATATCTTTAATACCTAATACGCCAAGCATTCGTTTATGAAGCTCTGGAATATCATATATTTGCGGCGATTGTGCAGCTAATTGCAATACTGCTTGATATTGCGTTACTCGCTGCGCTAATGTTGTCGCATTTGGATCTGATACAGGAATTACATCGACATTATCATAATCAGATTGTTTAATTGCCCTACCAATTGGCGAATCAACATCATAATTATATTCAGTCGGTAGATAATCTCTGATAATCGCAGATAATAATTTGAATTCTTGGCGCATTGAATAATGCAAACGCGCCTGAACCGCGGACATTACCTTTAATGTACGTTCTAATACTGCTAACGTCGTACCAACTGGGGTATTTGCTGATAAATCGCTGATTTGCATATCAGCAGTAGCAGCAAACCGCCTGCCTTCATCAACAATAGTCTGTAATAGCTGGTATAGAACCTGGCTTGGCTCTTTATAGGGTAGCGGAAGGATGTTATCCCTGATGGATCCTGATGGAACGTCTACATCACGGAACTCACCGGGGGCGATTGGCGTGTCATCACCCTTAACTCGCAGGCCGCGGGACTTCAAACCACCTGGCAGGTTGGATAACGTACCCGCATCCACCAGTTGGCGGATCAAAGAAGTGCCTGATTTAGCAAAACCACCCACTAAGTGGATCAAACCGAACCCATAAAACCCAAAACCTGGGATGTAAATGTAGTGGGTATAGTGCATCCGCTTTAATTTCAACGGATCATCGGCATACCAGTTGCGTCTGATGGCCAAAATCTGGCTTGTACCCTTATCAATAGTCACGATATAGGGCAAAGCAATACCCGTTGGGCCTTCTTTGTCGCTATCTTCAAACCCTGCAAGGTCTAAATCCACGCACATTTCGATGATTCGATACCGATCATCCATGGTGGCGGACATGCCCTGCTCTTCCGCCTTGCGTTTTTCAATGTCATCAAGCACACCAGACGGTTCGCCTAAATCAACATCTCGATAAAACCCTGCGTGCTGGAGCTTTTTGACCTCATTCTTAGTCTTCCGCATGATCTGTGCGATACGCGGTGAAGATCTAAGATCGCTTGCGCCATAAGGAACCACAATATCCTCGGCCGGCACAAACATGGACACCTGTCTTCCCAGTGCTGGATCGTAGTAAACCTTCTTAAAAGCAGATCCCGCCAAGGATAACGACCACAACATCTTCTCGTGCTCAGGGCGATACTCTGGCATCTGCTCTGTCAGACGCCAATTCATATCATCCTTTACTCGCTCCGCTGCATCTTCTTTTTC